AATATGCTGACCCAATGTTTTGGTACATAATTTTAACAATCGTTGGGGCATCTTTCGGTGTAACTACAATGAATAAGTTGAAGAAAAAATGAAAATATCACAAGACACAACTTTAAGTATGCCAGTTAAAAACATGTTGGGTGTTATTTCTGTAATTATTATGGGAGTGTTTGCCTACACAGAAGTTACAGCTAGACTTACTTCATTAGAAACTTCAAGAGAATTGTTTAATGCTGACTTACTCAAAAAAAGTGAACAAAAGCCTACTGACCAAGAACAGTTCATGTTGATAGAGGGTTTATATAAAGTAACAGAAAAATTAGAAGAAACACAAGAACAGAATATGACTAACAAAGTTAATATTCAATTTTTAAATAAGCAACTAGAAAAAACATTAGTAGATGTTGAAAAATTAAAAGATAAATTAAGACAAAATGGTAATGGAAATGATTGAAGTTGTGGTCGCACTTTTGATGATTGTAAACGGAGAAATTCGTGAGCATAGAATACAACCTAGTATGTCTGAATGTTTAAAAGGCAAAAGAATTGCTAATAGAGTTCACAATGCTAATGTAGAATATCAATGTATTAAGTCTACAGCAGAAACAGAAATTTACATGGGTGAAAAATCAATCGTTAAATTAATATTGAAACCATGATTGATAGATTTTTATTAAGGTTTTTTGGCAGAATAGATGACGCATTGGAATGGGTAGAAGGATTATTTGCACCTAAGTGCAAGTGTAAAAGAAAAAAGAAATGAACTTTATCTTAACGATAAGTTTATGTTCTTTTATAAATAATCAATGCTTACCTCCAGTAGTAATTGAACAACTTTTTCCTTCATGGAAAGAATGTACTATTGCAGCATTAGACATATCTAAACAATTAGTAATTACACAGAAAGATGCTTTTGTTAATGAAAAAAAAATAGCAACTAAATTCATGTGTACGAAACAAGAACAAGTGTAAGTGTGAAAAAGCTAATAACACCAACTATTTATGGATTTTTAATAATTTATTGGATAACTTTAGTTACAGCAACTATCACACATTAATAAACATTAACCAGAGGTTTCCCTATGAACCCATTTAAATGGCTATTCAATAAATATATTGACTGGGCTTTCAAAGGATATGAGGACACATGGCGAAGAAGCAAACGACTACAACGTATAAAAAGATTACAAAGAAAAGTGTCGGTAGGCATAAAAAAAGTTTAAACAAAGACGAGAAAAGACAACAGAACACTAAGAGATACATTGGGCAGGGTAGAATATAATGTCAGATATGAAATTAAAAGATATTGTAAAAGAGTTACCAGAGTTATTAGTAACTCACGCATACAATAAATTAAAATCAGGTGACGACTTAACCGCATCAGAAATGAAAGTGTGTTTAGAAGTTTGTAAAACTTATAGCACAGAACCTTTGACTAAAAAGGAAGACAACATTCTTGATGACATACCATTCGATACAGATGAACAATAAAAAAGAAAAGTTATATGGTCAAAAAGAAAATGAAGAATTAGCAGCTTCTTACAAAGAAGCAAGACGACAAACTAAAGAGAGAACAACTGACCCTTTAGCTTCTTTTAGTAAAGATTTAAAAGATAGTATTAAAAAATTCAAGGATAAATAATGGACGCAAGATTAAAGAACTTTAAAAACTTTTTATTTTTATGTTGGAAGCATTTAAACTTACCTGAACCAACACCAATACAATATGATATAGCAGATTATCTACAAGCCCCTCACAAGCGGTTAGTGATTGAAGCATTCAGAGGTGTAGGTAAATCTTGGATTACTTCAGCATTTGTAGTACACCAATTATTATTAAATCCACAGAGAAACATTCTAGTTGTCTCTGCGTCTAAAAGTAGGGCTGATGATTTCAGTACATTCACACAAAGACTAATTGGAGAGATGCCTTTATTATCTCATCTAATACCTAGAGATAACCAGAGACATTCAAAGATAAGTTTTGATGTAGCCCCTGCGTTAGCATCACATGCACCCTCAGTTAAATCTATGGGTATTTCAGGGCAGATGACAGGTAGTAGAGCAGATTTAATTATCGCTGATGACGTTGAGAGTGCAAATAACTCACAAACGCAACTTATGAGAGATAGATTAAGTGAGACAGTAAAAGAATTTGATGCAATTATTAAACCAGATGTAGGACGTATTATATTTCTAGGTACACCTCAAAATGAGATGTCACTATATAATACTTTAGAAGAAAGAGGATTTAAGACTAAGATATGGACAGCATTAGTACCAACTAAAACACAAGCAGTTGGCTATGGAGATAAACTTGCTGACATCATTGTAGGTAAAGAAGGAGAACCCACAGACCCCCAAAGGTTTGATGGAGTAGATTTAATGGAAAGACTATCTTCGTATGGTCGTTCAGGTTTTAATTTACAATTTATGTTAGATACAAGTTTGTCTGATGCAAATAAATACCCTCTTAGATTAAATGATTTAATAGTAGCTTCAGGTTGTTCAACTTGGTCAGAAGCACCTGCAAAAATACAGTGGGCTTCATCACCAGAGCAAATGAAAGCTATAGACCCAGATATACCTAATGTAGGACTTAAAGGAGATTACTTTGTAGCCCCTATGTATATGTCTGAGGAATTTACAAAATTTGAAGGCACTTGTATGTCTATTGACCCATCAGGTAGAGGTGAGGATAAGACAGCTTATGCAGTCCTAAAAATGCTTCATGGAGTGTTATATTTGACTGCTGTAGGTTCATTAGAAGGTGGATATTCAGACAATACTATGTCTCAACTATCCCACATTGCTAAGAAACACAATGTCAACTATGTGGTTATCGAGAGTAACTTTGGTGACGGTATGGCAACACAATTACTTAAACCTATCATGGCTAAGATACACCCATGTGAGATAGAGGAAGTTAGACACAATATACAGAAAGAAAAGCGTATCATTGATACACTTGAACCCTTAATGAATAGTCATAGATTAGTTATAGATGACTTACTAATTAATGAAGACTTTAAGAACGAACCTGACCACCAGTTATTTAGACAAATGACAAGGTTAACTAGAGATAGAGGTTCACTAAGACATGATGATGCTATAGACGCATTAGCTATCTGTGCTAACTACTGGGTAACACGATTAGATAGAGACCAACAGTTATCTTATAGTCAACACAAAGACGACTTATTAGATAAAGATTTAGAACGATTTATGGAACATACAACTGGCACTAAGAGAGGAAAGGAAAGATGGATATAGAGAATACTAAAGAAGAAGTTAAGAGAGAAGAAGGCTTCAGAATGGAAGTCTACAAAGACACTCTAGGATTTTCTACAGGTGGCTATGGTCACAAGATGTTAGAAGGTGAAGTAGCACCCAAAGATAAGGTAGGGTGGACTAAGATATTTGAAAGAGACTTTGCAGTAGCAGTGTCTGGTTCAGAAGAATTACTAATGTTATGTCCCAACATAGATGAGACTGCTAGAAATATAGTAGTTGAGATGTGTTATCAAATGGGTAGCTTTGGAGTATCAAAATTCAAAGGTATGTTATCAGCACTCCAAGAGAGTGACTATAAGACTGCTAGTATAGAAATGTTAGACAGTAGATGGGCTAAACAGACACCAGAGAGGGCTATGCGTATGTCTCAGCGTATGGAGAGCATATAAGGTGAATAGACAGACAGCCTTTGTGTTTAGATTAAAGAGTATTATAAAGAGATGCCGAGAGCAGGGTAAATTTAAGATAGCGATTTGTTTGAAACAAAAATATGAAAGGGTATTTCGTATATCGACCAAGCAAGTTTCCCCCTTAGGTTGCACCCAGAAATCCCCAAAAGTCTAGCATCACACATAGGTAGCCGCAGAATTTCACCCTGTATAGAGGGGATAGACCTTGCGTGGCGGTGCGTGTAGGCGTTCTTTATGTATACACAGGGGTGGGTGTGGGGTTCTTTATGTATGTGCGAGGGGAGCAAGGCGTGGTGTTGTGTGTTTTTGTATGTGTGAGAGAGTGTCTGTTTTTTTAAATAATGCTTTCATACATACACATAGCACACACATAGCACACACACAGACACACACATAGCACACGCACAGACACACACACAGCCACACATAGAGCCACACACAGCCACACACAGCCACACTAATGACATATCACTCATCA